CAACTTTTACGGCTCGATTTAAAATCCCCGTTTATTAAAATGTTAATATCGAGATCTGAACTATTAGAATATGTGTGAGTTAAAATACTCCCTATAAGCCTGTAATCAACTACTTTAATCCCGGAATGCGCCTCTAATTGAGAAATTGCTCTTTTTATTTGATCTCTCACCAAGGGCTTAAGTTTCGGCGGATAGCCAAATTGAAATATCTCGGGGGCTAGTCTGTCATGTCTGGGGTCAACAACAGATTCGGCTAAGTAGTCGAGGAAAGTTAGCATAACTTTCCTATTTATCAGCTTCAGGTTGCTTATTAATGTATATTTGAGTTCACCACCGAGCTTAATAGTTCAAATAAATCAAACAAATCACCAGTTTGATTGTTTAGTTTGTTGGAAATTGAAATGGCCTGCCTAAGTACAGATAAAAGCTGTTGCGAGTCTAAACTTGCAATGGCATTCTGAGCCTCTAACTTTTCACCATTAACCCACATAGCTCGTATGGTATTCCAATCTAACATATGTACCTCTAAGCAGATAAAATTAAATCTTCAACTTCAGATTCGGCAAAACTTAAGTACTTTTCAGTCGTTCGAATGTCGGTGTGCCCAAGAGCCTTTTTGGTTCTTAATAAGCAGTGCCCAGATCTTTCATAAACTGATGCTGCAAATGTTTTACGTAAGGAGTGGGTCGCCAAATTTCCGGTTAAATGGCAGCTAGAAAATGCCTTTTTTACGACATTCCAGGCTTGTTGTCGTGTAATATGCTGAGTCTTAGACTGATTTAAAAATAGGTATGAATCCGGCTGAACATCAGAACGAGAGTTGAGATACAATAATATTGCCTCTTTTACACTGTCATGTAGTGCTATAGTTCTACCCTCTTTTTTACCTTTAAGATTACATCTCTGAACCTTAACGTGGTTAACGACAATATTACTTTGTAGTACGTCTTTTACCTTTAAGGATAGTAGCTCAGAAATTCGAAATCCTGTGTATATTCCAAACAGCACTAGTAGTCTATCACGAAGGGCGTGTTTGCCAGTTATTGAATTAATTACTTGCTCTTTTTCCGCTTCTGACAGAGGTCTGCAACCTTTCATAATTACCCTTTAATACATAACTCAATTATACATGTAGTATCGGCAGACTTCAAACAAACTTGACTAATATCACCACTATTTTTGAAAAAAAGTACTAATAAATAGGTACTATGCTGAATTTTGCTGAATTTTTATTAGAAAGTGAATTAAATGATCAGGAGGCCAGGGATATCTTAGGCTTACCCATATCTTACAGCCCCGAACAACTAAAATCAGCATATTACAAAGCATCTAAACTTAACCACCCAGATTTAAACAAGAATGCAGACCCGAATAAAATCAGGCAGATAAATGCAGCATATGCCAAGCTTAAAAACAAAGCCCCCGATAATGTGGTAACTCCAAGTACGGTAGATTCGGAAATTGTATCAAGAAGTAACAACGCAGATCTGGCATTTAAAAAAGAAAGAGAGCGAAGGAGGGCGGAACTTCTTTCTAAAAACAAAAAAGCTCTTTAGGCGTTCATTGGTAAAAAACTTAAAACCGCCTATAAATACTCGATATAACAACGAGGATATTATTAATGAATTCAAAAGACAAATATAAGCCGGATTCTCGGACTTTAGATGAGCTTAAAAAACCAATGATAGATAAGTCGATTTCAAACGACAGAGCATTGATTCCTCAAATAGAAGGACATACGCCTCGTTTAGCCGAAGAGCAGGTCATAGAGCTTAATTCGGAAAACACCGAAATAGCAATTAATCATATTAAGGACACTTTGGAGACTTTAGCTGATCTTCTTCGTGATTTAAAAGATCTCGCACCGGCCAGCCAGCAGGGATTTTTATTCCAGACTGCCGCCACAATAGCAAAAACTCGACTTGAAGGATCTAACATGCTTGCAAGTCTTGAGAAAAATGTAAATTTGAAAAAGGAAAATAGGGGAGGAGCCCGAAGTAATCATCTCCATCTGAACGTAACCTCAGCTCAATTTGGAGAGTTCGTTTCCTCACAGATCAAGAAAGTAAAAGATGAAAAGTAATGTTGAATTAGAAGAAATTATAGATTGGGAGGGTCCGGGGTTAAGAAAGGCTGGACATCTTCCACCATACACCAATGAGCAAAAAGAGGAGTGGATTCGTTGTGCTAAAGATCCAATTTACTTTATTGAAAAGTATTGGAAAATAACGCATCCAGATAGAGGTCTTATTCTTTTTCCTCTTCGACCGTTTCAAAAAAAGGCTATTGAAGCCTACGTAGAACATCGCATGATAGCGATGTTGTGCTCAAGGCAGATAGGAAAAACGTCAGTAACTGCTGCATTTATTGGATGGTTCATCAACTTCCACTCAAATGTATCAGTCGGCGTTTTGGCAGATAAACAGGAAACTGCTATTGAAATACATGATCGATTAAAACTTGGGTACGAAAATCTTCCGCAATGGCTAAAGCACGGATATAACAAGTGGAACATCAAATCCATTAAGTTGGAAAATGGTTCATCAGTCCAGGTATCTGCAACGACAATTAATGCGGGTCGAGGTAGATCGTTTAGTATTGTTTTCCTAGATGAGTTTGCAGCCGTTAAAAGAACGGTCGCCGAAAAGTTTAAAGCATCTATTATTCCAACAATTGCTGCGGGAACTGAGACGAAACTTTTTGTAACATCCACTCCTCAAGGTAAAAATCATTTTTATAAGATAGTCAAAGAGGCCGAGGAGGGGAATAATTGGCACTTAATTAAAGCCGATTATAGAGCAGATCCGGCTCGTGATAATGATGACTGGGTAAATTCGCAGATAAAAGAACTTGGTCGAGATATGTTTCGTCAGGAGCATTTGTGTGACTTTATAGGTTCGACTCAAACACTCATACATCCTGATAAGCTGCGAGAGCTGAAGGCCGAAAAACCTTTAACTGAGATTCCATTACATGTTTATGAAAAGCCACAAGAAAATAGGCAGTACATTCTTATGTGCGATTGCGGAGAGGGTATCGGCCTAGACTATTCTGCAATTCAAGTACTAGACACTTCACAAAAGGTAATAAAGCAGGTTGCTTCTTATCAAAACAATCAAATTAAACCACATGAAATGGCAATACTCATTAAACAAATTGCGATCATGTATAATGATGCTCTTGTTTTTATCGAGGACGCCTCGACCGGGCCTTTAGTGTCCGAAGCTTTATTTTCAGCCGAATTTAAAAACATACTTACTCTTGAGAAAATTAAAGGAAAAGATCAACATAAGGTTTTATTGGGTCGAAATGGTAGGGGAAGATTTGGCGGCAAAACTACTCTTCCCGTTAAATTACTGGGATGTACTGAATTAAAGCGAATGATTGAAAATGACTTAATGCTAATACAGGACAGGACGACTATTGATCAGTTAGAGAGTTACTCAAGGCAGGGCGCAGTATATGCGGCCGAAGATGGAAATAATGACGATTTAGTTACATGTTTGATGCTGTTTGGATGGCTCTGCACACTAAAAGATTTTAAACTTCTCCTTGATAGCTCACTATTAAATGAAGAAAAGATGAGATCAAAGGCCGAAACATATCAAATTTTAAACTTTATGCAAAAGTTAAATGGAGTTGAGCAGTTTGAGGCCAACGGGGTGCTCTGGATCAAAACCAGCAATTAATAGCAATTTTGTTATCTCGATATAAATTATAAGAAAATAACGGCATGTCGAGCACTATTGCGTCATAAAAAAAGCAATAAATAGACATAATACAAAATCCGATATATTAAGGGATTATTAACATGACTCAGATTTCACCAGGTGTTGTAACACGAGAAATAGACAAATCGGCATTTGTTCCTGGAGTTAATACTACAGTAGGAGCATATTGTGGCGTATTTCGTTGGGGGCCGTTAAATGAAATTGTTACTCTTTCTAATGAGGGTGACTTGGTAAGTAATTTCGGAACTCCAGATCTATCAACTGCAACCTCATTTTTTACTGCTGCTCGGTTTCTTTTATATTCCGATGCTTTGCGCATAGTTCGAGCCGCTTCAATAATATATGACGACGGTAATGCAAGAACCGATGTCTCTACTGATGGACTTGAATTGCTAGGGAGTGGATTTCTTACTGGAAGTCCAAGATTACGCCCCGGAACAATAATTCGAAAGGGGAGTGAGGAAAAAACCATTGTTGCGGTCGAAAGCGATACAAAAGCCATTCTGGATGATTCTTTCGCAGTTGATATTGTAGACGGGGAGTCTGTTTTAATTTTAACATACATAGGCACTCTTAATGCCACTGCCAATGAAGGAACTGGAACTGATCGCCCTGGAATTGGCGTTTTAATTAAAAATTTGGAAGATTACGAAATAAACTTTTCAAATGGTTTGGCGGATGTTGGGCCATTTGCGGCAAAATGTCCAGGAGAAATTGGAAATTCGCTAGAAGTATCAGTTTGTCCTTCAGCCAGTGCATTTAAGCAAGTGCTATCCGGCACTCTAAGTTCAGTTGGTACGATTGTAACAGGAGCCGGAACAAGTTTTACGACCACAATATCTTCAGGTACTATACTTAAAGATCTTGCAACTGGGCAGGAAAGAAAAGTAGTTTCTGTTGTTAGTGATACGTCACTGACAGTAGAGTCTGATTTTTCACCAGCTTTAGGAGCATCTACCGTTGAGGCTAAGTGGGAATTTGCAGATGCAATTGGTGTGGCCCCCGAAACATCTCAATTTGCATTGAATGTTGCAGGTGCCAATGATCAACTGCACGTTGTGGTTGTTGATCGTGGAGGTCAATTTACCAAGATTCCGGGCACTATATTGGAAAGACATTCATTTTTATCTAAAGCATCTGATGCGCAGGACGAAGATGGAACTTCAAGCTATTATGTTAATAAAATCAACAGAAATAGTTCATATGTTTACTGGACAGATCACATTCCCGCAGGTGTAAATTGGGGAAGTGCTGCTGCAAATACCACATTTACCGCAGTTAACAAACCCCACACAATGAGGTTAACTGGTGGAA